CTAATCAAAGGAATAGAATTTTATTTTGAAATGTTCCAGTTCTTTTTTAATTCTCAACCATTCCTCTTTTATTCCTGAATTTAAATTGTTGTGATTTAATAATATTTCTTCTTCATTTATAATCTTTTCATTTCTTGTGTATTTCATGAATAAGAAAGCTTCCTGTTCTTTATCGTAAATTATAGAATATCCAAAACGGTCTCCTAGTTTTTTTACATATTTCTCAAAAAAGTTCTCGTTTTCTTTAAAGCCTAAATTTATTAATTTTTCTGTTATTGTTTTCATTTTATTCACCCTTTCTTTGGTGCCATTCAAGGCTACATTTTTTCATGTATTCAGCATATTCTTCAGCTTCTTCTGTTGTTTGAAAATAATTACCGTTTTCATACTTTCTATTATCAACAAAATATTCTTTATCTCTATCCCATTTAATAGAAAAATTATCATCTATAAAACAGTATTCTCCACCAAAATTTGCTCTCCAACGTTTCTTAATGCCATACTTTTCATTGATATTTCTTACTTTTACCTCAATTTCCCTTTTTTTATCTTCTGTACATAAATTTATTAAATTATCTTTATCATTGTTATTTCCTCTAATACCTAATGTACAATTATAATAATTATAACTAGGGCAATTATATGAATAAACACCTATACCTTTATCTTCAAATGTACCTTTTTTTAAAATATCTTCATTTTGTTTTGTAATTCTCCATGCCCATTTATCAAAAACAGGCTGGAACTCTATTTCAAGTACTGTTTCTTTTTCCATTACTATTATCCTCCAAATTCAACTTTTATTTTTCCTATCTCTTCTTTGATTTCTTCCAGTTCTTTTTCTTCTTTAAGTAAAAGAGCATTAAGTAAATCAAAGATTAAATCCATTGATTCTGTATCTTGAAACACGAAATCATTTCCGATGTAGCAATTTTCATGCTTTTCTCCAACTCTTATTATTATTTGAGTTGGAGAAGTCATGTTTGTATTTTTTTTTCTACTTAGATTCCGTTCTATTTTCTCTTTATCTCCAAATAGACTGTCTATTTTTTCTTTTTCTTTTTGTGTCATTTTTACTCCCCATTTCTAAAAAGGAAAATCATCCTCCGAATCTTCATCATTTTTATTTTCCTGTTGATTTCTATTTTGCTTGTTATCTATTTTTTTATTTTCTTTTTCAAACCTTTCTTTCCAGTAGTTATAAGTTTTTGTTTCTTTTCCATTTCTTTTTTCATCAGCAGTTGTCTTTGTGGTCACATCGTAGAAACCTTTTAAATTATAGTTGTATCTTGTATACTCATTTCCGTCGTTCCCTATGTATTGTTCAGTCCCTGAGAATTCAAGAATGACTCCTATAATTTTATCTTTAAAAATTTGTATCTCTTCTCTGTTTTTTTCAGCATTTAAAGTAGGTTTTATTGTTTTTGGGTTAATACTTAGCAAATACATTAAATGAGTTATATGTTTCTCTTGAAATTCAACTTTTTCTCCATTCTTGTTTTTATACCATATATTTACTTTTGCTTTTTTTTCTTCCAAGTCCTCAAGCTCTAAAATCAAAGCTTCTGAGTAGGTATTCTGCATTTTTAAAAGATATGCTTCAGATATAGCCATTTCATATACTCCACTTTGATTTATATATGCCCCCCCTGTTCCTATTCCTTGATTTAAGTATTCTGAGTTGTATTCAAACATTATTCATCATCTCCTTTGTAATATTCTTCTATTTTATTTATTATGTGTTGTAAATCATTTGGTTCAAGTAATTCAAACATTTCCTTAGGACTTTTAGTAGTGTTATATCCGTTGTTTTGAGTTTGGAAGTGATATCCTTCACTGTTTACTAAAGTATTTAAAACTATACTAAACATCCCTTCAATACAAATTTTTTCATTCAGAAGTTTTCCAACTGTCTTTATTTGACTTCTACCAGTATTGTTGTCAACTTCTTCATGCCCTAACAGAACTACAATCAAATCTTCTCTCAAAGATTTTATTTTATTTATCAAAGTATAAAAGTTCTGTGCTATATCATTGAATTTGTCATATCCTTTTGTTTCAGTAGTTACAAATTCATTTGTCATAAGATAAGTAATATCATCTATAATAAGAGTTTTTATTTTTTCATTGCTGTTGATATACTGTAAAACTCCGCCTATGCTCTTATATGAATTTGTAATATATCTATTTCCTTCTTGCTCTTTAGTTTTTAGAGGATATTTCTTTTTAAATCCTTTAAAAGGCAGTTCTTTATTTACACATTGGATAATAAATGTGGTTTCAGGATTCAAAGTTTCAATACTTGTACTTTTTCCTGTTCCTGTGTTTCCTAATATCAATAAACTAGTACTCATTTTTTACCTCCCATTTGTCGTTTTCCTCTTTTAATTCTTTGTTGAGTTCCTGAAGCTTTTCTACTGCATTTTTCAGAAATTTAACTTCTTTATCGTTCTTTTCAATTATTTTAAATTCAAATCCATGATGCATCTTATTCCTCCTCACTGGTTATCAACTTTTATTTTTGAAATTCTGCCAATGTTTTCTTCCAGCTATCTCTGTAATATCTCATTGACTTCAGCACCTTTTTTACTGTTTCCTCTTCGGAAGTTTCGAGGAAAGATATTATTTCATCCTGTATTTCCTCAACTTCTTCTTTTAGTTCAAGTATTTTGTCTATTTTTTTCATTTCCTCTCCTATTTTTTAAGTGTCCACTTTTCTTTTTTAGCTGTCTCAAGCACTTCAAATACTTGTGACTCGCTAATTTTGCACCGACTTGCAATAAGCTTTGCCTCATAAGGCAATAGAGTACTATTTCTGAGATAAGCTATTGATAAGCTTAAGTCATGTAAAGTCTCAAGGAATGTTTCTTTTATATTTCCTAACATTTTCAACACCTACTCCCATGTTTTTCTATCAAATGCCTTGCCGAAGTAAAGGCAAGTTGCAGATATTATTAATAATAAAGTTGCTGTAAATAAGTTGCCAGCACCGCCTGTTGCAAATAATGCGGCAGTTCCTATACCCGAAAGGGCTCTTTTATTTTTTATATTCATATTTCCTCCTAAGCTATTTTTTTCATTCTTATTTCATATTCGAACTCTTCTTCCCATTCTTCTTGTTCTTCATATAGTTCGTCCCATTCAGGATCATATTTTGAGTATGTTGTTTCTCCATATACTGTTTCGACTTGAGTATGTATGAATTTAGCATTTTCAAATGCTTTTTTATGTTCAGAATACTCCAATGTATTTTCTTCTAGTCCATAATCTTCAGTTAGAATTAATTTTATTGTTTCGTCTGTATATCCCAATGTGTTTTCATCAATTCTCACAAATCTTTTAAATTTTTCTTCAGTTTCCTCTATATCAGATTTGATATAGTCAATTACATCCTCTTCAATTTCTGTCATTTATTTCACTCCTTGTACGTTTAAAACGTATAAATTTGATAAAAAAAATATAAAACTTATATTTTCCTGCTTGTTAATACATTATATACGATTTAATCGTATAAGTCAAGAAAAAATATTATTTTTTTTGAAAAAATAAAGTATAATTATAAAAAAAGAAGTGCGAGGATTTGACATGAATAATTTAGGATTAATGCTCAAAAAACTTAGAGAAAGTAAAGGTTTCACGATAAAAGAACTTGCTGAAAAAGCAGGTATTTCGAATGGAACAGTTGGAGATATAGAATCTGGAAGAAACGGATCTACGATTAAAACGATTGAAAAATTGGCAAAAGCACTAGGTTTAAATAAGAATGAAAGAGAGTTACTCTTTTCAGCTTTTATGCCAGTCGATATAGGAAGAAAATTATCTAAAAAGGAAAGGGTACAATTTGATGATGTGTTAAGCAGTGCGAGTTACTTTTTCAATGATGAAAATTACGATGAACAGACAAAAGAAAAGCTATTGTTTTCATTACAAGAACTGTTTTTTGATGCTAAAAATAAAAATAAAAAGAAAAAATAGGAGCTATTAATGAGAAAAAGAAAAAATATAAAGCTTAGGGTCAAAAATTTAATTGAAAAATATAACACTAAAAATCCATATATATTATGCAAAAAAATGAATATAGATGTCAGATTCAGAGATTTAGGAGAGATAAGAGGATATTTCAAAAAGGTACTTGGAAATAAATATATAGTGATAAATGAAAATCTTGATGAATATTCAAGAAAAGTAGTACTAACGCATGAACTGGGACATGCAGCAATGCATTCGAGCAAAAGAATTTTAATGATGAAAGAATCTTTTTACAGATACAGTCCAGAGTTAGAAGATGAAGCCAATGAGTTTTCTGTTGAGCTATTATCATATGATACTGAAGAAGTAAGCTATGATACTGTTAAAAATTCTGTTTTAGGTCTTGAGGTAATGGAAAAAATGAAAAAATTTAAGAAATAGATTTTAAAGGAGTTAAAAATGGGAAGAAGGAGAGGAAAAAGTTTTTTTACTATAATGAAACAGGTAGCTCGCGAATCTGAGAGAGAAAGAAAAAGAGCTGAAAGAGAAAGAATAAAGAGATTTAATCAAGAACAACGAGATTTAGCAAGAGCTGAAAGAGAATATGAAAAACAATTGAGACAAGAAAAAATAGAAGAAAATCAATATTTTGCTAAAGTAACAAAAGAGAATGCTGAAAACTTAAGAGATAAATTTTTAAAAATATCAAATTATGTAGAAGTTGAAAATGAAATCAGTATTTTAAGCCAAATTGATAATAGCCATTTTTCTGAAAAAGCACCTGAAACAGTAAAAGAAATTGTTTTTCCAGAAAAACCTTTGTATAAAGATAGGATAATAGAAAAAATAATTCCAATGTTAAAAGAAAATCATATGAAAAAATATAGTGAAAAACTTTTAAAATGGGAAGAAAAATGTAAAAAAATTACTACTGAAAATGAAGAGAATACTAAAGAATACAAGAAAAAATTGAAATCTTGGGAAAATAGGAAAAATAAATTCTACAAAAATCAGGAAGAAAATAACAGGAATATAGAAGAACTAAATAAAAAATATAGTCAAGGAGAAAAAGAAGGAGTAGAATCTTTTTTTGAATTAGTCATGGAAGGGATTATATTTCCTGACGAAAATTTGGAAAATGAATTTGATTTAGAATACAATGAAAAGAATAAAATTCTGATTTTAGATTTTATTTTCCCAAATATAGAGATTATTCCCAATCTTAAAAATATGACTTATATAAAATCTAGAGACGAATTTAACGAAACTTACATAACTGAAAAACAAAAAGAAAAAGTCTATAATGAATTATTATATGGTTTATCATTAAAAATAGTTGAATTGTTATATTTGAAAGATGAAAATGATTTTATAGAGTCAATAGTATTTAATGGTTGGATAGAGAATATAAATAGGGCAACAGGAAATGAACAAAGCTTCTGTTTATTGAGTTTACAAACTAAAAAAGAAGATTTTGAAATTATAAATTTATCGCAAGTAGACTATAAAGCTTGTTTTAGAAAGTTAAAAGGAATTGCAAAACCAAATTTGAATGACTTAGTTCCAGTTGCACCAATTTTAAATATAAATACCGAAGACAAAAGATTTATTGATAATGTTGAAATTGGAAATAAAATAGAGGGAATAAACATAGCAAATATAGACTGGAAAGATTTTGAATATTTGATAAGAGAATTATTCCAGAAAGAATTTTCTTATGAAGGAGTTGAGGTTAAAACAACTCAGGCAAGTAAAGATGGTGGAGTAGATGCTGTAATGTTTGATCCTGACCCAATAAAAGGTGGAAAATACATTATACAGGCAAAGAGATACAATAATATTGTTGGAATATCAGCAGTAAGAGATTTATATGGAACAGTGCATAATGAAGGAGCAACTAAGGGTATTTTAGTGACAACTTCTGATTTTGGAGCAGATTCCTATGAATTTGTAAAAGATAAGCCACTCACTCTTATAAATGGTAGTAACTTATTAAGTTTATTACAAAAACACAATTATAAAAATGTCAGAATAGATTTGAAAGAATTTTAAAGAAGAAGAAGCGAAGATTTAAAAAATGAGAATCATAGATTGGTATAAAATGTTAAAGATACAGAAGAAAGGATTATATTAATGAGTTATGTAAAAGTGCCTAGGAAAAAAATAAATATATGTAATTTTTTTTTCAATAAAACATCTGATTATTTATTGAAAAATTATCCAAGTTTCTTTAATAATCAATTTTTAACCTTCTTTTTGAGTAAAGAAAAAAATGTATGGGATAATAAAACAAAAATAAAGAAAATAAAATTTCCAAGAATTTTTTCAATAACAAAAAATTATGACGAAACTTTAAAAATAATAAAGCAAATTGCTAATATAAGATATTCAATAAGAAATATAGAATTAGATTTTTCAAAATGTGAAAGTATCGGATTTGCAGCATCTAGTTTACTTACAGTTGTTTTGTTAAATTTGGAAGATGAAAGAAGCAAAAACAGCATACAATTGCTAATAAAATTAAATACTAATAAAAGTTTAAAAAAAGATTTGTACATAAATGGTATTATAGAATATCTTGATATCAAAAGAAGTAAACGCGGAAAAGTTTTTAATTTTCCTGAGGAGGAAAAAGAAAAAAAAGAACATTTTAAAACTTTACGTTTATTAGGTGGCGGTGAAAGCATAATTTGTTTTAGTAAAAAACTTTTAGAAAGAAACATGTTTATAGGTTCTTATATGGGAGAAACTATAAATGAGCCGATAAAATTTATAAATGAAAGTTTGAAAACAAAAGGATTCAAGTTAACTAAAAAAGGAGAAAAAAATTTTAAAGAGATAATAGGAGAGATAATAGGGAATTCAAGAATACATTTAGGAGATAGATTTAATCAATATTTTTTGATAGGTAATTATTATGATTCTGAAATAGGAAAAGGTAGTTTATTATTTTTTAATTTTGGAAATACGATATATGAAACTCTAAAGGCAACTAAATCTTTAGAAATGAAAAAGACTATGGAAAGATTAATAAACATACACAAAAGCAATAAAAGTTTAGATGAAAAATTTACGGAAGAATCACTCTTGACATTGTTAGCTCTTCAAGATAAAATAAGCAGTGAATATAAAAAAGAAGAAAGTAGAGGAACAGGAACAATAAAAATGATTAGAAACTTTTTAAAAATTTCTAATTTTAATTCATTAGAAAATTCACCAAACGCTTTCGTAATTTCAGGAAAAACTATTATAAAATTGGATAAAAAATTAAAAGAAATTCAAAATGACAAAATAATGCGTCTGTCTTTTAATGAAAAAAAATCTTTAGAATATAAGCCAGATAGTAAATATGTTAAATCAAATAGAATTTTTTATCCTGGAACAATGATTTTAATAGAATTCAACATAGACAAGGAATGGTTAATGAAAGGAGAAAACAATGAATAAAACTGTAAATTTGGAAAAATTTCTTCATTCTAATTCTAGTTATCTAACTGGGAGACCTGAAGGAGAAGATGTTAGGAAAATTCTGAAATTAGATGAAGAAGATAAAAATGAAAAAGAGTTGACTTTTATAATTTCTGATAAAGTAACTGGAATGAATGTTTCATTTTTTTTAGGACTTTTCAGTAAAAGTGTTAAGGTGTTGTCAGAAATAGGATTTAGAAAGAAGTATAAGTTTTCTTATGAAAACAAAGAAATAAAAGAATTAGTAGAAGAAGACATTGACTATGGAATAAACGAGGCTTTAGATGATAGAGATATGGAAACTATAGTTTTTGGTGATAGGGGTAATGTCAAATGAAAATAGATATTATATTGGAACAAATAATCAAGAGTATAAATATTTTGACAATAATTATTTTTATTTATACAATTTGGATAGATTGGCAAAAAAAAGAACTTGAAAAAAAGAGTTTTTGGTATAGAGAGTGTATAGCAAAACCAATCATGCATTATTTAGAAGAACTAGAAAATGAATTAGAAAATTTTTTAGACAATGAGAAATTAACTAAAAATATGAAAATAATAAAAGATAAGATATATACACTAAGAAAAAAAATAAAAGTTTTCTATTTTTTTTCAAATGAAAAAGAAAAGATAATAAATAGAATTGAGGAACATATTGAAAACATGGAAAATAATATATTTAATATAACGAAAGAGACTTCACAGAGTGAAATAGCAGTTTTTTTGAATAAAATAAGAAGAGAAGTATATTTGTATGAAAAAAGTGGATACAAAGACAAGAACAAAAATTAGTATTATTGTATTCAAACAGGCTCTTAATGAGTCTTTTTTTTAATTTAAAAAATAGTTTGACTTATACGATTAAATCGTATATAATTAAAATGTAATTTTAAAGAAAGAGGTGTAAAAAATGGAAAATAAAAAAATTGCACAAGATATTTATAGTAAAATAATCTTAGAAATAAAAGAAAAGAAAATCTCGCAAAAATCAATAGCTGAAGAGATAAATATGACTCCGCAAACTTTTTCCGATAATATGAATAGATTAATTGAAGGAAAATTTCCTAAAATTGAATTCTTATTAGATGTTCAAAAAGTTTTGGGAGTAGATCTTGGTATAAATTTTTTTAATCATTAAATACGTTTTAAACGTATAAAAAGGATTAATATTTTCGAGAGAAGCCCTCGTTAAAACTTTTAATTTTAAATCCTCATTTTCTATTTTTGAAATGAAAACAAGTGAAGCGTTTATAATTCGACAACCGTTTACGATAAAACGGAAAAGGAGCATTGGAAAGCTATAACATCACGACAGAAGTTAAAGTCGTTAAAACTTGCTGGCACAGACTCCTATAAAATTTTTATTATTTGATTCTGATTTCTTTAAATTGTGCCAGTTGTTGTGTGGACAGTTGCCTGAAAGGTTAAAGGAGCAGTTTGCTAAACTGTGAGCGATTATACGCTTTATCGGTTCGAGTCCGATACTGTCCGCCAATATGGACTATTCGTATTCTGGCGGAGACACCGAGCAACATGAGAGGTCAGTTCGATTCTGACATAGTCCGTTGATATCAATAGCAGAGTTCCAGTAAAGGAACACTTGCAGACTCGAGTAATGCTTTAAAAAGTGCGAATTGAGGGAATTCTGCTAAAAAATTCTTTAAAATGATTTTTAAATTCAATAATTGAGCGAGGTGGTAATAAAAAAAATCGGACTAGATAGTCCGATATCGAATGACTTGGGTTAGGTCATTCAGAAATTGTAGTAATTATATTATAACACAGCTTAGAACAAATTGCAACAATTCGAGAACAAATGGGAGGAATAAATGATGAGAGATATAAGAACTAAAAATTGGTTTTGGATTGAAAATTCTTTGATTGATAGAGAAGACTTGGAAGCATATGAAAAATTAATATATATGGCTTTAGTAAGATATGCTGATAATGATGGGAAATGCTTCCCAGGATTAGAGCTTCTTATGAAAGTTACTGGAATAGGAAGTAGAAAAACTTTGACTAAATATTTAAGAAGTCTTGAAGAAAAAAAATTGATTGAAATAAAAAAAAGAACTGGAAAAGGTAACATTTATTTTTTAAAAAATGTGACTGAGGAACCAGGGGCAAAAGTGACCGTAGGTGCAGAAATGACCAGGGGCAAAAGTGACCGTACACCAGGGGCAAAAGTGCACCCCTAACAATACACAAGAACAATACCCAATTAACAATACCCAAATAAAAGAAAAAAATAAAAAAGGAAATATAACTGAAAATCTATTAGACTACATAGAAACTTTAGAGATTGATTCAGAAAAGAAAAAAATCTTTAAAGAATGGGTAGAATACAAAAAAGAAAAGAATCAGTACAAAAACACTAAGTCCATAGATGTTCTTATAAAAAGGTTTATCAAATACTCTGTACAAGAGTTAAGAGATATCGTAGAAAAATCAATAATGAACAACTATTCGGGAATTTTTGAACCTAAGGAAGGAGTGAACAATGGGAATAGTTACAATACAAGATATTGCAGAAAACAGGAAGACAGACATTCCAAAAAGCCAGACTACACAAAAGGATTTGATGACTGGAACTAATGTCGAAACAGTGTCATTAAGCATTTTTAAGCAACAGGATATTTATAAATACATGGAACTTTCAAGACTTACTGAGCAGGACTGGTATAAAAGATTTGAAAATGCGAAAGTTCTAAGTTTTGAAGAAAAAGAATTCAAGAAATCATTTGAAAGATATTGTGAAAACTTTGAAATTATAAAGGAAAAAGGGCTTGGAATAGTAATGATAGGAAATCCTGGAACAGGGAAGACGTTCTATTCAAACTGCATAATGAACGCTTTAAATTCAAAGTATTTAGTGTACAGAACATCATTATCTACTTTGCTTGAAGAGATAAGGGAAAGCTATAAAAAGCGTAATGATGAAAATGACGAATTTTTGCTTGAAAGACTTTCAAAAGCTGAATTAGTTATTTTTGATGACCTCGGAAATGAATTTTTAAGTGACTGGGGAAAAGAAAAGATGTTCATGATTCTGAATTTTCTTTATGAAAATGATAAATCAATGATTATAAATAGCAATTTGGATTATATACAGCTGGAAGAATTTTTAAAAATAAATGGTAGTGATAAGCTGATGGATAGAATTAAAAGCAAATGTAAAAAATATCTTTTCAACTGGGAAAGCAGAAGAAAAGATTTATACAAAAAGGACTTTGAGGAATTGTATTAGGAGGATAAATGCAAAAGATAAAAGTAATTACTCTTTTTTCAGGCATCGGAAGTCAAGAAATGGCATTGAGGAACATAGGACTTGATTATGAAGTTGTAGGAATAAGTGAGATTGATAAATTTGCTATAAAGTCATACGAGGCAATTCACGGAAAAGTGCATAACTTTGGGGATATATCAAAGATTGAAAAATTGCCCTATTGTGACCTGTTAACATATAGTTTTCCATGCACAGACCTTTCAATTGCCGGGCAACAAAAGGGAATAAGTAAAGATACAAGAAGTGGATTACTCTTGGAAGTTGAAAGATTACTTCTGAAAGCAAAAGAGAACGGGACTTTACCGAAATACTTGTTATTAGAGAATGTTAAGAACCTTGTCGGAAAGAAATTTATAAAAGATTTCGAGTGTTGGCTAAGTTTCCTAAATAGTTTGGGATATTATTCAAACTGGGAAGTACTTAATGCCAAGGATTACGGAATCCCACAGAACAGAGAAAGAGTTTTTGTTGTTAGTAGCCTTGAAAATATTCATTATGTTTTTCCAAAAAAGCAAGAGCTAAAAATCAAAATGAAAGACTTGCTAGAGGATCATGTTCCGGAAAAATATTATCTGACAGAAAAATTCATAAGATGCATGTCAGACATGACAAATAGAAACGGATTTGTTAGAGGTGAAAGATTTAATCCACGAAAATTAGAAGACTGCGACACGGCATTTGCAATAACAACAAGAGCAGGGTACAGGGTAACCGATAATTTTATCAAAACAGGAGAAAAAATAAGGAAACTGACTCCTTTGGAAGTTTGGCGTTTGATGGGATTTAGTGATAATGATTTCTATGCTGCAAAGTCAGCTGGTATATCTGATGCACAGTTATACAAACAAGCCGGTAACAGTATTGTAGTAACAGTACTGGAAGCAATATTCAGAAAGTTGTTTCTTGAAAAACACGAGAAAAAACAATCAATAATAGCGGAACAAATGAGCATGTTTGAGGTGTCAAATGAAAAAAATACAAGTATTTTACTGTGAAATCATAGATTTGAACGGATATAAAAACAGGATAATAACAACAGATGAAAAGAAATTGTCAAATTTCAGAAGAATGCACGGTGGATCAATTGGTGGAATACATCAGTGGAGTGAAACATTAAATCAAAGAGAGTTTGAAAAAATAGAAAGAAATAAATATTTTAAATAAAAATCAGGAGGAGTAAGATATGTTAGAAAATAATATAGTTGATTACATGATTAGAGAGTGTAAAGCAAATTATAATTTAGATGGAGAAAAATTGATAAAGAAGAGTGTAGAGGATAAGAAAGTTCAGTTTGTTTTTAAAAGAAGTGATTTAAAATTAAGTGCTGAATTTCAAAATGACAAAATATCAAATATCATATATAACAACTTTTTAAGCGACAATCAGAGGGAAAACGTAACAGAACAGGAATTCACAGAGAGAATGTCTGAAATGTTAGAAATAACTGACATTGAAAACATGCAGCAGATTGATGAAATAGCAAAGAAAATCATAAAAGATATTAATTCAAGTAAACTGTTTGGTGGAACAGTAAAGGAATTATTGCTTAACAGCGAGGACAGAGAAAAGCTGTTAAAAATAAAAAGATTTTTCGGTGCAGAGAAACAATTGCTGAAACTGTATGAAGAGATTGAAGAACTGCATGAGGCACATGGAACATGGAGAAAATCTTTTTATAAAGACAACAGTAATATGATTGAGGAAATAGCAGACTGTTTTGTTATAGCGTTACAAATCAATAAAACAAAAATGATAAGAAACTTAATAAAGGGATTAGTTGATAATTCAAATATTTTCAAAACTGAAATGATAGAGAAAATAATAAAAATGGTTAAATTTAAAATAAATAGAACGGTGGACCGAATAGAAAAAGGAGAATACGGAACATATAGAACAGAATATAAAGCCGACAGGCTTAAGAAACAGCCTGACACGGAAAAGAAAGAGGAACAGACTATAAAAGATACCTCTGACGTATTTGAAGCTGCTGAAAACAAAAATTTAAAAAAATTAGAAAAGGAGAAACTAAAAAAAGAAAGCAAGATTTTAAAATTTATAGAAGAAAATCAGCCTTATTATTACCAAGCAAGAGATATACAGCTAAAAACTAATATCAAGTCAAAAGAATGTACTGAAATTGTTACAGAGCTAATAAAAGCAGGAAAAATAACTGTAACGAAGGATGGTAAACAGGGAATATATGGAGCAACAATTGAGTTAAGTAACCACATAGAAGACGCCGAGGTGGTATCTTAAAATGGCAGTTAATCCAGGCAAAAAATTTGAAAATGACTTTCAGAAAAGCATAGATAGGGAAAGCATATTCCTGCACAGGCTTAAAGACGGAAGTACACGAACTGGAGCTAATGGCGAAATGGTAAGGCTTAAAAATAGAAACTTATGTGATTTTATACTCTACAGGGACGGACAATTAGTCCTTGTAGAGCTTAAATCCTTTTTAGGAAAGTCAATGGCTTTCAGTAATATAAAAAGCAATGTAGATGAGCAGATGACATTTTTATATGATCTGCAAAAGGAAACAGAAAAGAACGGAGTTAAGGCTTATATGGTGCTAAATTTTAGAGATTTAGAAGAAACCTATGCTGTGCCTGTTAGTAAATTCTATGAACATTATAAAAATACAACAAAGGCAAGCATAAATATAGCGGAAGTTAAAGAAATAGGAACTTTACTGGAACAGGAAAAGAAACGTATAAGCTTTAAATATAACATTAACAGCTTATTTGAGGAGGAAACATGGCAAGAAGAATGAGGGAAAGAGTGATTGAGGTACTGGACAATTATCCTATTACGAGAGATGTAGAAAATCCTGACACGATGATTTTCTGTCTGATGTTAATGGAAGACGGGATTATTGATAAATATAAGGCAAAAGAAATATATGATAAATACTCAATAAACAACGTTGTGAAATCAAGACAGGAAATACAGAATAAAAGCAACATGTATGAACCTCGAGAAGAAACAAAAGAAAAACGCCGTGTGGCATTTATGGATTTGCGTCACAAATGGAGAAAAGGGAAATTTAAGGTGTAGAACATGAAAAAACGTATGTCGAGGGAAAATCAAAAATTAATCTACTGGTTTATTGATTGCTACGCTTATAAATTAAAAGGCGTAGATATAAACTGGCAGACCAGCAAAGAGAAACCAGCCATTTCGGACTATTTTCTTTACAAGGCAAAGGAAGATTTGAAGAAACTCTATATCAGATACAGCGGGAAAAACATAAAGTCGTACGAGCCTTTTAAGGATATGGAAAATAAGCTGAAAGACAGAATAGGAGATGTAATTGACAAGAATTATACTAAAGAAAGCAAAGTCAATATAATCACAAATGATTTAATGGATTTTGTAACTGATGAAATACAGCTACTTTTCATAAAGCTTAATGACACTTTCAGTTTAGCCATAAAGCTTATGAGCAACCTTGAAGCTATAGAATTTACAAATTTTCTTTTTGACTATTTTCTACAGAATGATATAGCAATGTGGGAAGAAATCCAGAAACTTTATAAAGAACAGAATGAGGAAAAATATATCTATGCAAAATTAAAACATAGAAAATGTGCTGTATGCAATAGAAGTCCAGTTGATATGGAACACTGGCAGACGGCTGGAAGTTTGGGAGGTTATTCCAAAGATAGAGGTCAGGGGGAATACATATCCCTTTGCCGACATCATCACACAGAGAAACATAATATAGGCGTTGAATCATTTGAAAGAAAATACGATATAAGAGGAATTAAATTAAATGAGGACCAGGTAAAGGAATTAAAGAAAATATATAAAGGGCATTTTAAAGCCTTTAAGGAGGAAAAATGACAACAAAAATAATTGTAACAGTAATGATTTTAAGTATAGTTATTTGTCAAGTGAGTAAAGCCGAAGAAAGAAAATATTTTAAGGGTGCTTTCTTTGATTTGTTTATAATGTGTATATATTTAGCAACAGTAATAGGAATTTATTTATTTTTAAAGTAATGATAGGAGGAATAAAAATGAAATTTTTGAAAACATATTTATTAGGATTCGTAATAGTTTTTGTTTTTTTAACAATAGTCGCAATAATAGGAAAAATAAATGCATATAGAAGAACTAAGAGATGGAATAGTCATAAATTTGACTGGAAAAGCATTATATATTTTTCACTATATAGTTTTGGATTTTTTGCTATATGGCTAGATGACACTATCGGAGATAATTTTTGGAGGTAAAAAATAACAGGACAATGGCAACCAAATAATGACTGTGATTTGTAATATTTTAAGATGACAATGTCAAAAAAATATGTTGCACTTTTACTATTTTTAAGATATAATTTAGTTAACAAACGATAACAAAAGGAGGATGGCGGTATGGAAAAAATAATAGATGTTGCTCAATATATTTTTAATGAATATAAAAGAGTTACAGGAGAAGTCATTGATGAAATGAAATTGCAAAAATTGCTGTATTTTTCACAGAGAGAAACAATTGCTATTTTAAACGAACCTCTTTTTGATGAAGTATTTGAAGGATGGAAGTATGGACCTGTGTCAAGAGAGGTGCGAACTTCTTACACGGCAGACGGAATAAATTATGAAACGGAAGATATTAAAAGTGAAAGTAAATACATAATAAATAATGTAATTCAAGAATACGGAGCATTAGCTTCATGGAAATTAAGTGCATTGACACATAAAGAAATTTCCTGGATTAATTCTCGAAAGGGACTTAAAAAAGAAGAAAATGGAAAGATTAAAATCAAAACTACGGATATACAGGAAGATGCAAAAAAAGTGAGACCTTATGATTATGTGTGGGATATGTATTATGATGAATTTGATGATTACGAAGTGGTAGTTTGATGATAGGAAAAATAGTCAAATGCCTAACTCAGTACTATGATGCAAGGTTACAAAGAATTTCAATTAAATCAAGACCAGCGTTAGTGTTGAAAAGTCCTGAAGATGATGATTATGTGGTTCTTCCTATTTCAACTATTCCGAATAGAACAAATGTAAATCCAGTATATGATATAGAAATAGATCCTTCAAAATTCTCAAGAATAAACTTGACAAGATTATCATATGTTAGAACACATAGGATGATTTCAATACCGATGCAGCAAATAGATACTAGCATTATAATAGGAGATTTAAAATCGGATTATGAAGAATTATTTTTAGAAATAGTGGAAAAAGTGGAGCAGTTTCATAATGAAATTATGGAAGGATTGTTAGAATAGCAATTAAAAATTGAAATCACAGTCATTAATTTGATTGTGATTTTTTATTTATTTATAAGTAAAGTAAATTTATTTTTATTGAATAAAAAGAAAGGAAGTAAAATGAACGAAAAAGATATAGACAGAATAGCGGATAAGATATTGGAAAAGATGAGGAATGACAAGGAAATAAAAGCAGAGAAACAGCTGACACCATTTCAGAAGACAGAGAAACTACTATCAGAACTGTCATTGCTGAAAGGAGCCATTGATTCTAAAAATATGCTCATAGAGGATTTGAAAAAAGAAGGCATATCAATTCAGAAAAGAGAAGCAGGAATGAATGTCCAGTCAAGTAAAGTATATCTATCAGAACTGGAAAAGGTAGAAAATAGAATAGAGAAACTTCAGGAAGAAATTATCAGGATAGAAAATGTTGTAAACATGGTTGAGAGAGCTTTGGATACAATCAAAAACAATAAGCATTATGACATAATAGAAATGAAATATTTTGAAGAGCTGACGTTTGAGCATATAGCAGAAAAGTTAAATATAAGTGTTATAACTGCAAAGAGATATAAAAACTATATGATTAGGCAATTACAACTGGTTATTTTTTCGGATGATGTAATAAAAAATATTTTGAATTGATTTTAAAGACCTGAAAATATTGAGGAGTTTATAGAGTATAATAAAAATTAAAAAAATATGTTGACAAGTTAGACCTTTGTATGATATAAATAATTCAGAGGACTAACAAAGGAGAGAATATGGAAAAGAGAAATCTTAATATCTCTTTTTATAAAGCTGGTAATGGCACTTCTTGTAGATTGACTTTGCCTATAAAATGGCTTAGAGAATTAGGAATAAATCCTGAAGAAAAATCAATAGAATTGCTTTTTGATAAAGAAAATAATCAGCTTATAATAAAAAAGAGATAAAAAAATCCCCTTATAGTCCAAAAACTACAAGGAGAAATACACTATAATAAGTGCCGACAACCTTATTATACTGTATAAACTCCAAAAAATCAATATTTTCAGGAGGAAAAAGCATGACATTTGAAGAAAAATTAGGATTTGAAGTAGCAAAGGAATTACTGGACATTCACAATGAGGAGTTACAAAAAGCACAGAAAAAATTCAGTGGAGTGTTTCAAAAAATATGGGATGAAGCACTGGAAAAAGGAATTAAGCTTTTTGATTTAGAAAGTGCCTTTGATGATTTCTTAGATGTAGTCAAGGAAGAATATTACAAGGCAGGAAAAAGAATAGACAGTATAGTGCAGTCAGAAACTCTTAAGAATGAAATAGCAAAGGCTACTGCTTAAAAGTATAATAGGAGGATAAAAGAATGAATGAATTACAAATATTTAAAAGTGAAAAATTTGGAGAAATAGAAATTTTAGTTGAAAATGGAAAAGAATATTTTCCAGCAACTGAAGTTGCAAAAATATTAGGATATTCAAATCCACAAAAAGCAATAAGAGACCATTGCCGAGAAGATGGGTGCACGATTCGTTCAGTCATCGAC